GTTCATGCCCCATCCAGATACCAAACACTCCTGTCATTACGCCCATAACTACAGATACAAACGCAGATTGTGCTGCTGTAGGCACATCCAAACCCATAAACCATTCAGCGCAACGCCATGACATAACTGTACTAGCTAGCATCATGCAGCGAGGCAGTATCTTCCAAGCTAAAAACTGTTCGACTGTAATCATAACCTTCTCCTTCAACACTGCGGGCTATTGTCATAAACATTACAGCAAAAAGAAATATCGCTACCAAGAGTACACAGAAGATAATTGCACACGTTTTAATTGTCTCTGATATTTCTTGTTGCCTACGAGCCGCTTCAACTTGCGCTTTCTTAATCGCTTCCTTTTGTTCCCTAAGTTTCTGATTATGATGATTAAGAATCTCTTGCCATGTGCTTGGTTGATCCGCTGGTTTAGGCCAACGCATATTAATCATCGTAGCAATTTCTTGCATTTGCTCATTAAGTTTTTTAGCTTCAAGAACTGCATCAATTGAACTACGGATGTTGATGTCACCAACACCAGCTTGCTTATTACGTTCTTCATTGAGTTTCTTTTGCGCTGAGAATAACGTACCGATCTGGTCTGAAATATCTGCAACAGATTGAACATCATTGATGCGTGCCTTAATAAACCCTATAGCATTGGAAGCCGCAGTAACCGCAGCGATAGCTGTTGTTATCGGCTCCATTCATCAATCCGCATCTGCTATGGTGAGTTCGCCAGCCGCTACTTGGCGCATGATTTCTATGTATTCTGTATTTCCTGCCGCCAACGGGACAGACAGATGACTTCCATCAAACACACAATTAATACAGGTGTTTTCACCCGTGATAGGGTCTAAACCATACTTGGCGTTTGTTATTGTAGCTGGCGTAAACATTATTATAACTCCGATTGAAACGCTATATATGCACTGGCACTATTATTAGATAATAGTTCCGCAGCATTACCTGCTGCAAAATTACCAGTTGATGCAAAGTAAATATTTCCAACATTTTTATCACTACCAAGTGCGTTTATAGCGGGTACAGCACTACAAGTGTGAACTATGCCAGCTTCATATGCAGCATAATTGCTGGCTGTTCCTGTGGTTTCTAAGGTTGGTGTGTCTCTCATTTGAACAGGAAACTCAACCACACCATTAGAAGTATTTGCATTATCACATGAACCTACAGTATATCGTGCATATGCTGATGATCCACCCATTCTAAAATAATACCTCTGACACTTGCGTAGCGTAGTTCCAAAGTCCTCATGCTCAAAAGCGGTGGCTACATCTCCAATTTCAAGCTGGATGCCTGTTAAATAGAAGTTGTTTGATGTGTTATCCATCCAGTTTACTTGATTAGTAGTAGTAAAGGCGGTTGTGTCTGTAGTCCAAGTTCCATCCGTTCCACCTGTGTATGTAGAACCTTGTGCTAGATTCCAAAATATTTGAAAACCTGTTCCATTATCATCATCTATAACACCAGTAGCAGATTTTATTTGAGAATCTGGCTCTATGGTAATAGTCTTATGTTCCCAAGTATTAGCTGAAGAAATTGAAAACTCTTTTGGGAAAAGCATTGTTGATGCAGAGCCAGTACTATCTTCTTTATATCCAGTAATACAGTATGTGCCAGTTTTATTTGACTTAACCCAAAATGAAAGCGTTAAAGTTTTAGCTGTCGATAATCCATAATCTAAATGTTGCAAGTCTTGTGCTTCAATTCTCTGAACTAATTGAGCGTATTGACCAGCAGCTAAAGAAGTATCTGCCGTTGTTACTTGAGCCTTCAGTGATTTACTAAAACCTGTTGGTGCATCTGTAGACTGTTCAACAGTATATGCTCCGTCTGTACCTTCCCAAGCAACATATCTATCAACACTAGGATAATTAGGATTACCAGCAGCTACAGCACTTGTTGAGCGTTGAGCAACCTGCATCGCACCATTGATGATTAAATTCTTATTACCTAACGCCTTTTGCCCACCAATCAGTGCGGCTAATTCTGCTGCTTTACTCATGTCTAGCCTCCAATGCTTGAAGCATCATCTCTTGCTTTGCGGTTTTGGTAGTCGCTACGAGCAACGATGAGAGCAACAAAGTCAGCCTGATTAGAAGGGATAGCGTCAGTAAAGCTATCATCGTTCATCAGCTTTGTTGTCCACTCTGATTGCATACGCTTCCAGCAGTTATTGATTTTGCCATCCACTGCTGCCTGTATCCACGCATCAAGACCAGCATTATCGCTATCGTTGTACAAATCGTTGCTCAAGATTTGCTGTTGTAGATCAGTCAGTGTGACTGTTTTAGTGTGATTTGCCAATTTATGTCTCCTTTATGACAGGGATATTTCACCCGATTAACAAATTAGTGCGCCTGTAAAATAACTTGCTGTTGAAACGGTTACTTGCGCTGTGCCACCTGACTGATAAAACCGCATATATGCTGTATCATTTGCATCCATATCCGCTGTTATACTCAGAGTGGGTGTCCAAGTCTCAGCTTCTTGGTCAAAAGCACCAGAATCAAATATTATAAAATATTCTCTATTTGATGTGAGAATACTCCAATATGTGTAAGCAGCATCCTCATCAATATATAAAGTATATAGTTGAAAACTTAATTGATACTTTCCAGTAACAGGAGCAGTAAAAGTATTCGATGCAAAGTTTGAACCCACATCATAATGTTCTGTACCAAACGCAATAGTAATATAACTGTTAATAGCAAGATTGTTTATTGCTGAAGCAGGGCTTACAGAAAATGTTGGTTGCAGGGGCTTGGTAATTTCGCCATCGCCCGTAATATTCATCGCAGTTGTATTGTTTGTGCTAAGAAGCAGCGGGTGATCTGTAACTGTAGCAAGATTTAACCCAGCAGAATAAACTTGCAGTTCACCAGTCACGCTATTAGTTGTGTCATCAATTCGCACGGATGAACCGCCACCACGATGAATGTCTATACCACCACCCGTAGCAGTAGCAGGGCTTGTAGTTCCCATACCAATTAAATCGGTGCTTGCATCTACAAATAACTTGTTTGTGGCTACAGTCAAATCATCTGACATAGAGACAGTGCCGCTAAATGTACCGCCATTAGCTGCGCTAACAGTATCAGCCACAGCAAAGCTATCGTAGACGATCATCTCGACAACATCGTTAGTGCTTGCCCCTGTGACTAGAACAACGCTTGTGCCTGTCGTAGAAGCGTAGTCAGTGACAGGCTTGAGAAGCACACCGTTCTGATAAACATCCATATACAGCGTGTCACTGTAGGCAAGGGCTATGCCGTTGGCATCGTTGCCACTAAATGTCGTTTGCCCAGAGGTGGCTGCGTAGATATATCTAGCTCTTACGCCATCGCCGAGGCTGCGTCCTATGTATGGCATTAGCTCCACTCCTCTTCTGGCGCATCAGGCCAAGTTGGATTGGCTGGGTTTGTTTTGCGAATAGTGCGTACACTCGCACGATATGTTTTAAATGCCGTTACACAATCTGAAGTCAAACCGCTATCAGATAATTGTGTCCAATCACTTGCTTGCAATATAGCATTAGCCGTTTCTTCAACAGCCAATTCAACCGTTGGTCTATCGCTAGAAATGTTTTTATAGTTTGCCATATTTGTTCCTACCCTAGTAAGAGATTAGCATTGCCATCATCAAAATTGCCTGTTGCTGGAAAAATCCTAACTGTCGTACATTCAGCCCCAAGAGAAATTTTACCACGCCACGCAATAAAATAAGCGTTATAAGGCGGTGAAAAAATAGATGAATCCATGAACCAAAAATTGCCGCCAAAATGCGTGAATTGCAGTGTGCCAGTCATTTTTGCTGCGTTGGCTGTCCATGCAGTTAATGAAAATTCTGTCGCAGTTTCGCCATAACCCTCAAATGAATTTCCGGCTGTACCATTTGAGTTGTGGTTTACGTAACTTGAACTTGAAATAATGCCACCCGAGGTTCCAAGTCTTACTTCTAAATTACCGCTAGTTGGCCCAGATACGTCATCTAAAGTCACAGTAAATCTGTTTGTGCCTGATGGTATTGTAAAGTCTTTGTTAGCCAAACCAGACAAACTCACAGGACTGCCTTGTAATTTTGGATTGACAGCAAAAGGCTGTGAAAATGAAACCTCCCCACCATCTGCAATAGTTATAGCATCATCACCATCAGTAAACTCAATTAATGGTGTCTTGAGTGATGTTGAACCAGTAAGACTTGTTCCGCTAACTGCGCCAGAAAATGTGCCTGTTGTTCCAGAAACCGCACCAGTAGATGTAACTGATGTAGCAGTCAGCGCAGAGGTGCTTGGATGCTCAACGCCTATAACGCCTTTGCCAATATACGCCATTAGGTAATCTCCATAATGCTCATGGTGACTGAGGTTTTATCTGCAACCGAGCAATCGACTTGGATTTTGTCAGTTGTCTCAAGCACGACTTTATTGCCAGCCAGTATCTCAAGTGAACCGCCAACAGGAATGGGTGCATCTTTAAGCAAAAACGTAGTTGTGTTTGTTGCTGCCCTACCACCACCGCTTGTAGTGCTAACCAGTTTAACGCTTGTTGTGACTTGGCTTGTATGTACGTTTGCTAACACCATGCCTAAAACAACAGCCGTTGTGCTACTTGGCGTAGTGTATAAATCCTGTGGCGTACCAGATGATGCTGGCATCACATCATGGGAAATTACGCGAAAAGTATTAGCCATTTGTTTTCTCCTATCCGAGAGCTATTGCTAATGCGGTAACATCATCAATTGTTACTGTTGAATCCACACCACTATAGCTAAATTGAACAGTTATACCGTCATCGTTGCTAAATGTGCCATTAGAAACAACATGGGTAACTGCAACCTTGCTATAACCAGAAGCATCAGTAACAGCCCCTGTAACTTTAAATAAAGCATAAGTAGAGGAAGTACCTTCTTTAGTAACAAGCAACATACCTCTTGCGGTAGAATTTACAACGTCATCCCAAGACTGAACAAAACCGCTTATATCTACAGAATTATCATCTGCATCATCTACATAAATAACAGTTACAGAACTTACAGTAGAATTATTAAATGCAAGTTTACCTGCTCCCGGATCAGCATCACTAGTTGAGTTACTCCAAGTTAAGGCAAGGCCAGCATTAGAACCATTAGTACCATTACTACCAGCCGCACCAGTAGCACCAGTAGCACCAGTTGCGCCAGTAAGACCAGTTGCGCCGGTAGGAATACCAAATGTAAATGCAATATCATTACCAGTTACAGCAACAGACGCTGTAGAAGAACCACCAACACCAACCGTATTTGTAGCTGCAACACTAGCTGTTTTTAATTGTGTTACAGCTTCTACATTACCAGTAGAACTATTAAAACCAAGAACTTTTCCAAGACGGGCTGATTTAAGTGGCAATACTAAATCAGCCGCAGCATCAGAATCGTTAAGAACTAATGCTCTGGTAGTATCATCTTTTAGATCAGCAGCAATGCCAATCATGCGGTCAAGTTCTGTATTTAAGGTTGCAACATCAAATGGGCCAGATGTAGGGAAATCTGTTACACGATCAAGATCTATATCTCTAGTAATAACTACTGTACTGCCACCACTAGCACCAGTTACAGAGTTACCAGTTGTTGTATGAATATATCCAGTTGTGCCTGATGTATGTGCTTGAGAATTACCAGAATCGTCTGCTGTTGTATAATGTGTAGTTAATGTTTTCTTTGTACCGTCAACGTATACATTCAAATCGTCATCATCAAAAAACTCAAAAGGCACAACAAATGCACTCTGTGTTGCCCCTTGGTTCACAGTATAAGATATACGAGGTGAGTTATCACTTAAATTAATAGTCATGCTAATCCCCTATCATAGCAACAATGCAGTCTACAACGCACAATCATCTCCTACCATAATCGTTCATTAATGCTTGCACATCATTTCTAATCATAGGTAAGCCAAGAAACGGCAATATATATCTCATACGTTCAGAAGCATCAGTAGTATCACCATTAAAATAATCTCTAGCAGAACGTGCGTAATCTAAACCAAGCCCTACTGGTGCGCCAAACGGCTCAACAAATGCATCCATCATACGTTCTTCACGATTAGGGCTTACATACTTTGGTGGTATAGGAAAGTCCTCACCAATCATGCCAGCGTTACCAGCTATGTTTAGTCCAGTATATGCAAGGTCAGAGTAAATACCCAACACGCCAGAATGATCTATAATGCGTGCCATGATTTCTGGTGTCTTACGTTTTTCAAACCAATAGTCAGGCTTCTTAATTGCAAGCGACATATAAGACAAACCAATAAGTGCTGCTATACCTTGCAATCTATAACGCCTGTTAGGATCACGAATAGCACCAAGTATCTTGTTGTTTGCACCAAATGCAAAATTCATAAACGTAAACGGCAATGACATCATACCGCTTTCAATGCGAACCATGTTTTCATTACCAGTACGCAAACGCTGCTCTATTTTAAACTGAGATGGAAATACTTTACGCACAGATTGAAAAAATGGATTATCACGAAGATAAGCAACGCCATCTACAATCAATGGCTTGTCGAATGTTTGCCCCATAACAATAGTATTGTTTGCATGTGATGCTATTGCAGCTTGATACTTACGGACTATATCACGCTCTGCTGCTGTAGTCTGAGGCCATGCATCTGTATTAGCAAACTCAAAATCCATACGCTCATGTTTGCTTGTAGGAGCTTTAGCTATAAACTTAGCCATATCCTCATCAATGCCATAACGAGCAAGATACTCACGATCAAATAGTGAAATCTTACCATCTGCCCATTTACGAGATAATTTAACAAATTTATTATTTACTAAAATCTGATCTAATGTTTTGCCAGCAAATGTAATAGGAGCAAGGCCATTAAGTGTGTACATAACTTGGTTGCCACGTTGAATTATACGTTCATTTAAATTAGGACGTACTTTTCTAGCAGTGTCATTAAGCAACTCTCTTGCATACACATTTTTTGTTATATCTAATAATTCACCAGCCATTTGTGCTTCACGAATTACAGCACCAGTAAATGCTGTATCAGTAGCAGCAAAACCAGCAAACATAACATCTCTCATACCATGCGCCATAACAATAGAGCCAGTATCAGTAATTGCAGATACACCAGCAAGAGGCAGGAATGTCCACCCTGTCCATGCTTTAGCAGCTTTAGCAGCTTGATTATCCCAACGATCAGGATTGCGCTGTAACGTACCCATTATACGCTCATAGTCGCCATACCAATCTGCAAGTAATCTACTACGTTCTTTAGGTTTTAAACCAGCACGCATCATTGCGTCATCAAGATCTTCTAAAACCTCATCAACATTGCGACCACCAAACTTTTTAGCAAACGAAATCTGTCTGCCAACTCTGTCCATATATGTGTAGATAGAATTGCTATCTAAGTGTATGTAATCAATAATTTTATCTACATCTATATTTGTTTTACGTTGTTTTAGATGTTTAATCCTGCCAGCTTTATCAGCACTGATACGACCATCCATTAACTCTTCTGCATCTTCTTGCATAATACGGCTAAGTGTTCGCTTTGCATCTTCTTCTACACCATCAAGAGGCTCACCATTAGCCATACGTTGTAGTTTAAAATCTTCTTCAAATATTCTTTCTAACGCTCTACGATTAACAGTGTCAGTTAACATTTCCTTGTTGTAAAATATTGGCGCAACAAAGTTTTGCCTAAGTGGTTTGCCTATCTGCCCTTCATAAAAATCAATGCGGTCACGCAATTGAGCTTGCCTTGCATCAAGCACATCTCTAAATGCAGATTGTTTTTTAGTAGCACCACCACCTCGTTTAATACTATCTTCAAGATCCATTAACTGTTTGGTTTTTTTATCTAATTCGTCTTTGTAAACCTTTATAACATTTTTAATTTTTGCATCATTCTTAGTAAGACCAGCAAATTCCATGTCATCTGAAAATGCTTTAAAGGTATCTTTAAATATAACAATAGCTTCTTTTTGCTGATCGCTAATACCATCCATAGCAATGCGTCTTGTTTCTGGATTTTTAGATTGTGATCTAACATATCGCTTGTAGGTTTCAACAAACCAATCGTCATATCCACTCATAGGATTATATACACTTGCAACGCGAGCAGCCTTGTTTATACCTCTTGTTTGCTGTGAATGTAAGTTACGCATTTGTTCATCAAATCTATAAAACGAACCCTGATATGTTATAGAATCCTGTGCTACAGATTGAAATGCTCTACCACGTCTTGCGCCTTGTGTAGATACAGCACCATTATAGGACATTAGTGCAAAATAACCTTTTATCTCGTCAGTTAAATCTGCACGCTGCATAGCTTTTTGTGATGGACTACCCATCCAGCTTGTAACAGTGGGATCAAAATCGCCGCCAGAAGCTGCTGTATAAAAATTATCAAGCTCTGTTGATGTCTCCCTCCATACATGGCTAAACTTCTCGCCACGAAACAACCTACCCGCTTTAGATGCACTGCTTTGAAAAAATGGTTTTACATATGGCGCACCGCGCATCAAACCACCAAAGCCAGCAGAAAATGCAGTAGTAGCTACTATGTTACTAGCAGCTTCATATGGTTCGTCAGCTACAGCAAATGGCGCACGCCTAGCTTCTGAGGCAACACCAAAAGCTAATCCAGCAGCCGCACCTCTTGTTACAGCCTGACCAAATGTTTTACCAACTTTTATAAATTGCAATCCGGGAATCAACGATACTAATGTAAGCGGGTCTGTAATACCGCCAGCTAACATAGCTGTTAATGGTGCTTCAGATGCCTTACGTCTACGTTCTATTGCTATACGCGCACGATCTTCAAGATATTGAAGATGCTCACTGTCTTTTGCACGAACAAGATCTTCATAATAAGGCAATAAATCTTCAGATATATTAGCTGCTACATTTAAATCAGGATCTCGTTCACGATTGCCAAACAATCGTTCTTCTTCATAAGCTTCAAAAAGAGGCATGTTGTTGTAAGCAACATTAGCTTTATAACCCTCATACCAACTAACAGGAGTTTCTTCGCTAATAGCTGCTGGTATGGGTATAAAAAAATCTCTGCGTCCAAGATCAGTCATCAGACAATCCACGTTTCTTTCTAATAGAAGATATGCCTGTAAATGGTGTTTGATTCTTTATAAGCTGTACATATCTTCCTTCCGCTGCTTCTGCTTCGGCTCTTAGTTCTTTAATAGTTTTAGTTGTACGTTCTTTCATTTTTTGAATTACATATTGGTTGCCAACCTGCATCATTTTACCTTGATAAATTAATGGATTTTTATCTGCATCTACTAAGTTGTATACAGGCAAAGCTGTACCCTCTCTAGTATCTGGTATAAGAAAAACATTAACTCCTAATTTTTTACTATTATTAAGAGAGATTAACCCTAATTTCATTTTAACAGCCGTTTGAAAATCAGACATGGTTGTTTCGTCAGTATATGCACGCTCTGGTGTAAATCTGCTTCTGCCAAGGGTAGGGTGTAAAAACTTGCTTTCTGCAAAAATAGTTTTGTTAGCTTCTTTTAATATTCTTTCTGTTGTTTTTTTGTCTGTAGCTATTAAAAGATCATCAGCATATTGTGTGTAAAACCCTAGTTCTGCTGGTGATGGATCATCTAAAGTATCAGATACAAACCTTCTAACATTAGATTCAATACTGCCTTTCTTTTCACCTAATGCACCATTAACGCGAGCAGTACGTTCATCTTTAGGCAATGCCTGATTCTCTCTAAATGATGCAAAAAACTCTGGCAATTGAGCAGGGCCAATTGTATCCATGACAGCACCAAGCGTTTCATACATCACTACTGTTTTATCACTTAGACCACGCGACATTTTTTCTACAAAAGAACCACGATTAAATTGTGTTGCCTGTTGATACATAGCAACAGCTACTGGTATTTGATCTGCTGGCATAGTATCTACGCTTTCAAGATACTCTTTAGCAATTGTTGGTAACATGCCAGTTTGTCTAAAAGTCAAATGATGAAAAGCACCAAAATTAATATCCCATGCTTCTCTTTCTGCTTTATCTTCAGGAGGATTCATTATGGTATTTAAGTTGCTACTTAACTGCATAGCAGATGTAATAGGACTAAGTTTTACTATTCTATCTGAATCACTAAGACTTAAATTTTCATTATTAGCCATTCTGTTTAGAGCAGCACCAGCTAATCTACTATCTTTTTCAGCATTATATTGTTCTTGTACTGTGCCTTGACGAACTCTTACTTCACCAGCAAGCTGTCTATGCAAACCAGCCATTATAGGATCGTTAACATACTCTTCTGTAAATCCTGCTTTCTTTAAACGCTCTTGAACATTCTTTGGAATAAAATCAAATGTTCGCATTTCTAAAGCTATTGCCATGTAATTTAAATCAGCAGACAACATAGGTTGTTTTTGATCTGGATTAGTAATTTGTTGTAAATCTGCAAGCTTATTAGATATGTTAATTATATCTCCGCTTGTAAAAGCGTATCTTAATTTTTTTTCATGCTCTGTACGAAACGCACTACCTGTACGATCACCATGTTCAAGCATATGAAAATCTAGTTTATTTGTTTGTACATTAACTGCTTCTCTAGCAGAACCTGTTACGCCAGCAGCCGCCATTGCCTGTATTTCAGGAATAGCTTTATGTAAAACTATCACACTGTTTTTAAATGCCAATTCATCTTCAAAATTTTCTTTATCTGTAAATAATGCAACTTGATATTGTTTAGATGAAACAAGGCCAACTGATTCAACAACACCAGCAAACTTGCCAGATTGTTCTATTGTAGTATCTAACCATGTGCCAAATTCTTCAGCAAAGCCATCAGGGTCACGCTCATGTTTAGCTGCTATTTGTTTAGCGTTAGCATTAATATCTATTGTTAATGCATCCATGTATCTTTTATTAGCTATAGGCTCATAAGCCTGTTTAGCAATATAAGATAATGACTTAGGAGTTTCAGGAAATACTAAATTGTTATTTTTATCTCTTGCACTAATTAGAGCAAGGCGAGCTTCCTCTTGTCCTTTTTGTGTTTCTTTTTCAACAAGAGATCTATAGCTAGATTCAAAGAGTTCTTTACCGGCTCGTTGCATTTCACGACCGCGACCACCACCACCCATGCGTACAATACCAACAGGGCTAACAGTAGTACGATCACCTTTTAATACTTCTATTTTAGCCATTTTATTTTACCTACATTCCTCCGGGGGCCATATTATTTGACCAACCTGAATTGCGACTAGAAGAGCTAGTGCTCGTTCTGTTTGAACTGTCACCACTAACATTATACATTTTCTGCCCACCGCTAATGACTGTAGACATCTGGCTCATTAATGCTGCATCAAATGCTGATTGAGTTTCAAACTGTGCATATGCTGCTTGAGATGCATAACGACCTTGAGTAAACAAACTTTGCAATCTAATGGATTGTAGTTCTTCTATTGTTTTTTTCTTACCAGCCTCTTGTATCGCTTTTAATGATCTATCATCTGCTCTTCTGTTAAATCCAGCAGTGGCTGACGTTGATCGTAAAAAATTAGTGTATGATCTTGAACGCTGTGTAGCTTGTTGTTCAGCAGCAAGCTTTGCCATTTCTTTATTTTCTAAAGCCTGTCGTTTTATTTCGCCTTGTCGTATAGCTTCTTCACGAGCTTGTTGATCTGCTCCTGTTACATCAAGTGCCATACCCGCTGCCATAAGTAAAAATTCCCAAGCCATTACTGAAATGCCACTTCTACCACCATGCCATTAAGCTGCATATCAAGTGGTGCTATTTGTGAAATTGTTACTGTTGGGTCTTTACTATAACCCAACAACCTAAACTCTTTTTTACCTGTAAATGCTTCTCTTGGAGTAGATGGATCAAATGTAACACTGCGAATAATCATATTAGTACCATTAACAGATATACTTAATGTTTCATTTAAATCTAAAACAACATTAGTAATTTTTCTTGGTCTACCAGTTAACGGCCCTCCGGGGGCTTGCGCATCTAAAGGCATAGTTTTTAATTCAGGAACAAATTTATAACCAATCTGTGCTTCTATAGATCCCTTTATAAGACTTGTATCAATTTGATTACTGCCAACAGTAAACTCACCAAGATACTCTGTACCATCTACTACATCAACAACAGCATTGTTTGCAAAATGTCCACTGGTAGAAAATACACCAGCAGTGCCAGTAAAATCGTTACTAAAATCCATATTTAAAGAATTATCAAATTGTTCAAGAAACATTTTACCACTTCCAGAACCATCATTTCTTACCGCAACACAAAATAAAGATTCATCAACAGCACATATAGAATGGAAACTGCCTTGTGTATCCCATCTAGTCCAACCAGCACGTTGTTCTGCTCTTATGCTGTAAAATGTAGCTATTTCTCCATTATCCATAACATAAAATGCATATGATCCGGGGCGATCTAGTGAACCTTTAACTGACGTTACTTGTATTGGATTTGAAATTAAATGTGATGAAAGTATAGATGCCATATTAGTTATATAAGCACCTTCATTATCATCAAAAACATATTCTCTAACAGCAGAGCCAGTAGCTTGTACAAATAATGTAGCACCATCAAGAGATAACGGTCTTACAAAACTAGAACCAATAGGAGTTTGTTCTGAAATTCTTGCATTTGATGCTGTTACTGGTGAATCCTGAAATGATGGCACAAAAAATTCACCTTGGTTAGCAAACACTTGCAAATCTCTATTAGAAAATAAATGCCTTATAAAGTTTGTTACACCAACAGCAACCTCAAGATCTAAACCATCAAAATCCTCACCATCGCCAACATCAAAATTAAAAAAGTCACCACTAGCAGATGCCCATAAATGACTTGGCTGTGATGGTGTACCGCCAAACCATAATCTATTTTCATGGAATGTTACAGCAGCAGGATACCCTCTATAAAGACTATAAGATTGTTCATACCAATCTGTTGTAGCAGCAGTGCTACTAATTGTAGGATTACCACCACCTGTAGCTGTACTGGTTGCAGAACCACCCGCAGTATATTCAAATGTGTTTTTATCAATAATCTTACTTACAGTTCTAGTGCCATTCATATTACCGTTATTGATGCCACCAAGCGCACCAGCACCAGCAATTGTTATATTAGTAGAAACTAATAAACCATGATCCTGCATAACAACTCTAACTTTATTAGAGCCTTCTGTTGTATTTAAAGAATCAAAATCAAGATCTATTTCTATAGTGCCTTGAACATTAACTACGGCTACTGTAGTGCTTGTAATAGAAACTATAGTACATTGTGTATTATGAACCAAAATACTACTGCCCTGAAATGCATTTCCAGTAACAAAATAAGCTGCGCTAGTAGTAAGAGTTATATTATTGCCGCTAGTAGCACTAGGCGTAATTGTCATTCCAGATGGTTGAAAATTATAATAAGGTTGCAATGATTTATTAGTATCAACAGATGTATCGAATGCAAATTCTCTTACTTCAAATGCTGTCAAACCAGTGCGAACAAGCTCCAATGGCATAAAATCATTATGAGCAATAAACATAAAGTCACCTTTCTGAGCATAGGTAAACTCAGAAAGATTCGATAAATTAATTGGTATAGTGGCTCCTGAACCCAAAAGAACTGAATTGTATGTTGTTATAGTTGATACTAAAGAATTATATGTGCCATCAGAATTAATTCTAAACACTTCAATTTTACCAGAACTAAAAGCTACCAAATATTTTTCATCACTAGAAAAAACAAATGGCTCAAGACGTATTTGTTGGTTAGTGCCAAAACTTTGTGCATTTACAGTTGTTCCACCAATTGTAAAATCTGTAATAGAAAATCTTGCTGAATCTGTTGCTGTAGTTTTTAAATTATTTACTCTGCCACCAGATCTATGAATAAAAATACTAAACGCAGTACCAAAACTATCTATTGTATTTTCTACGCTTACACCACTAATACCACCAAGAGCAGTAACAACATTGTTACCAGTAGTAGTATTGTTTTGATGTGCGCGAACAAAATGTGTATTACCAGATGCCGCACTTGGACTTGCACTACCTGAAGTTTCAAACTCTAATGTTTTTACAGTGCCATCATCTAGTGTAAATGTTATTTTTGTGCCTACAGCTATATTAGCATAATCTTTTATAACAATTCTTGCTTCTGGCTCTGTGTATGTTTGTGAGAAATTGTGAAGTCGTTTAGTTCCCGGACGATTTATTACGCCACCTTCTGCACGAATAAACACATTTTTAACTGATTGCCCTGCTTGATTATATACAGGCGCATCAATACGGCTAGCTAATGATGGGTTAATTTCACCATAGGTAAAGTTGTTAAGCGGTATTCTTAATCTCGCCATTAACTTCGCCTTTCAGTAATAAACCTCGATGTTACTAACTTGCGCGTTGTTTGCTGCTGGCTATCTAATGTTTTAGCTTGCTGCAAAAGATTCCCAGCTTTGTTTTCTAAAATACTTGCTAATGATTCATCTCTTGCAATAGATAAAGCAAATGCCGCACCTAACGAAAACTCTAAAGCTAATGTAAAGTAAGATGGAAAATCTGGCTCTAATGCTCTAAACGTATAATCAGCTATTAATGCATCAGAGGATGATGAGTTACTAAAAACTTTATCACCATAAATGTTATATTCAATAATCTTATCACTCACTGTTACAGCATGTAACATAAGCAAATCTGCTGGTAGTTGATGTGCTATATCATATCTACCTGTAGGAGTGTTGCTAAGTTGATTAAGTTCAGATTGATTAGTAGCAAAACGCCAACGACTAGAACACATTGTTGTTCTAAGCACATCTTCATATATTGCATTAGCAACAGTTGCTTCTGTGCTAGTAGCCGTAAATGAAGTAATAGGTTCTGCTCCTATAAGGATCAGCCCCCTAGATGCAATATCAATATCTGAATTAGCTACAGTTGGCATTATGTAATGGGGGGCCGAAGCCCCCCACTCCTATTAGTCACCGTCAGTTTCAACGACAGCAGTACCATCTGAAACATCAACCACTGTGCCAGTATTTGACAATACATTAACAAAGTGTGTTGTAGGTGTGTTGGTGTCAGTAACAATAATCAAATCACGAACAGATAACATATTAGCAGCATCATTAAAATATCCTGCTGTATTAACTGTTGCGATTGCATCAGCCGATGAATAAAACCACAGATCACCGTTTGACGCACCACCAATTCTGGTGAGACCACTTGCTGCATAAGCCATATCTCAGTCCTCCTAGTTGTTGTCTAAGACTTCATAGATACCGTTGTCGTCAATTACAACAGAACCCATTGACATCATAGAGGTTGCAAGATGAGCAGCTTTTTCAGCAACATAGTTTATCTCTGTTTGGACATCAGAGTTGATTCCAAGTCCAACAGCACTTGAATGATAAGCCATGTTCTTACCGGCTGTGATTGCTGACGTTGAAAAGATCTTAAACCCTAAGAACTCTTTCATTGTCATGCCACCAGCAAACGGTAGATTTTGTTCACCGACATAATCTGATGAAGCAAACTCATCAATAAGAAACAAATCTGCATATCCTTTTGGATGCATAGCGAGATAACGCTGCCCATCTTCAGGAATATTTGCAGAACCCATTGTCTCAAACAAGCTAAGAAGATCAGCTTTAGAAACAGCAGAGCTACCACCAATCTGTGTTGAGTTGGCACCAGCATCCATTGCTGTATAAATGATCTCGTCAGTCTTACGACCGAGTGCAGCAGCAGCAGATGTTGCTACAGCTTGACGCTCATCAATATTTGTCTTTAGCTCGTCTAGCTTATCAATATACTCAGGAGCATAATAATCTGCCATTGTTGCTTCAACAGTTGTGTGAGCAAGTTCCATCGGTGTTACATTACCATTTCGAGACTTTGTGTTAGCTGATCCAGCACCAATTTTCTGGAAACGAACAACAGACCCACGAACATTACCAGCAGTACGAACAGTACCACGGAGTTTAGAACCCATACGCTGATAAGCCATGTGTACTTCAGTCTCAAACTGTTTAATAAAGGCGGTATCAATAGTATTAGCCATTATTCAGTCCTCGTTTAAAAGTTACATTTACATCGCGGTTGTCAGTTTCTTTCGTCATCCAGTTATCTCATTGCGAGGCTGTCAGTTTGAAACAGGCCGTAATACTATTCTAATTCCACAGCATCAAAATCTTGGCAACGCACAAAACGCACACAAGCAAAACCATTTATGATTGTAGTTTCTTCAGCAAACTGAAATCCAAGTCGATCAAGCCACTTAATTGTTCTATCGTGGTCTATAGGCACTACATTCTCAAGAAACATATATTGTTCTTGTAGATGTTCTACTATCTGTTTTGTTGTTCTAACAAATTTACGAGGATGTTTTTCTACAAGATTACTACCAAGCAACCAAATATTAGCCATGTTAAATTCATTTTCTGGTGAAAGCACTGACACGCCATACATACAAGCTGGCTCACCATCAAATAATATCGTCCATGTTTGCCCATTTTTATCGGTCAATGGTTTATGTAAAGCTGCCCAAGGAGATGCGCCAGCAATCATACACTCTCGCATATCAGTAGGACGGAGGCGATGTTGTAGATAAGCAGCGTGTTCACTTGTTGCTTTTACTATTTCAACGCCATCGTCACTATGAAATACGTTACCTATAGAGTTGGGAAAAGCCTTCCTCGACTTTTTTAACAAATCCTTGCTCCCTTTTAACTGGATTCCAGTAACGTGGGTCTTGCATCATAGACCTTAAATCATCTTCTGATACACGCGATGCTGGCTGACCATCAGGAGATACAGATGCCTGTTGCATGTTAGACATTAAGAACTCTAATGCTTCAATGCCTTTTGCACTTTGTCCTATACCAATAATGACATCATTAAATTCTTCAGGGAAAAACTTGTTAGCCCATAACTCAACAGCTTCAATACGAGCATCAGCATTGTCACCAAGCGCAGTTTTTTCTGCTTCTAAATCTGGCCCCATAGCCTCAAGAGCAGCAGCATATTGATTTATGCCATCTTCAAACTCTTCTTGGCTGTAACCATTTTCATGTGCATGATTTGCCCACCATTGAAATAATGCGTTATCTGTAGCTAATTCTTCATCAATAACTTCTGGAATAGCGTAATCGCCAGCGGTTGCTGGCCTATTTGCATATGCTTCCGTTTCAAGCTCTGCAACAATCTTTTCGCGTAATGCGCTTTCACCCTGCCCTAGTTTAGATTCTAGCTCAGAATATGAAGATGCCATATCTTCTGGTGATTTAAATTTTTCAGGAAGCCACTCTGGTCTTTCGGACACAGGTGCTTCTGTAGCAACAGCTACTTCCACATTATCTGTCTGTTCCATTTTTTTCTACCTTTTCTGCATGTTTAATACGCCTCTCAATGAGGCCGACTAAATACCGCTGCCCTTCTAAATGCCTTAGTTCAGCATCAGATGCGGCTGGCCCTGTGACTGCTTCTATTGTAATTGAACGTAGATATTTCAATACTTCTCCCCCATTAGGGGTTCGGAAAAGAGATCGAATATCTTTAGAAATTTTCTCGTCATTTGATTTGCTGCGAGTAAAATTGTCGATACCTATTTGGTTAGACATCTTGCTCCGTCATCATTTGTTGCTGTTGTTGCTGTTGTGCCATCTGTTGTGCCGCTGCTATCAATTGCTCACGATCTACTTTATCACGAACAAGAGTATCAGGAACGCCAAACTTTTTGGCAAGATGCACCGCAACATCTTCTGAACTAATGAGTAGGTTAAGAATTTCTGGCCCGAATGTACCACCAACAAGCTGTAGGTATCTTGATATAGATGATATATCCTGATTAGCTTGTGCTTGCGCCAATGGAGATACAGAACGTACTTTAACTTCGCGTCCGTTAATTACTGGTAATTCAATACGACCCTGTTTCTTTAATATATAAACAACACGTTGCAATATAGGCTGCACCATTTCAGCTTGCAATCTGCCAAAAGCAGAGCCAATACGCCTAGATAAATCAGCCATACGTTCAGCAACTTCAGTTGCACTAGCTGGTGTTTTATTAGGATCGCCAAGCATATCATTATACAATGCACGCTTAATGTTGTTTCTCATATCGCCAAGAACTAGCTGTGCAACATCAAAGTTGCCAGCGTTTCTAATTGGCTGTAGACCTTGCGATCCCATAGCTTTTGGAATAATTGTTCCGGGAACAAGATTAATAGTATCTGTATTTATAATGCCATCATCGTCCATTTGGTAAATGCCAGAGATAGCCATCTGTGCATTTTCAAGAACTAACTCAATAGTAAGGTTAGTAGTTTTAATTGCTGATAAAGCGTTTATTAATGGCCCTCTTCCATAAATTTCACCACTGGCTTTAGACCAACGGAAACATACATAAGGGTTAGAACCAACGCCAACAAACTGATCCTGTAAAATCATTTCTTGTTCAGGAACATTTATTACATAAAAATCAAATTTATCTTCATTAAGTTTTTCGTAATTACGACAAACCATTTCTACAATTTTAACTTTGCCATCAGGCTGGTCAATTATCGCTTTGGCTGTTTTTTCTTGGAAAACCGCTTTTTGATACGCCACAGGAAGGTCTGAATACTTAAGCGTACGCTGTCTATATACATGGTCAATTTTATCATCTGCACCTGTATCAAGGTAAACACTCGGTAACGGAATAGCGTTAAAGCGTATCGGATTAACTGCGTCACCTTCTTCAACAAGCAAGACACCTGTGCCAACAGCCAAGTCCATAAACGATTCATGCACTTCTTGCCCGAAGTTTGAATTTTGTATAATTTCAAATACATATTCAGTTACCTCATCAAGATTATTATTAACTTCATCTTGTTGTTCAGGAGGAACCTCACTACCTGCAATAAAGTCAGCCCATCGTGCGAAGTTTGGCACTAAGCCAGATTGCAGCCTAGATGCAAACTCTTGAGTGCCTACTACAGCAGTTTCGTCAAAGATCTTATCATCTCTGCGCTGCCCCGGACTTTCATGGAAAAAGCTTTGCCGCATAGGAAGAGCATATTCAAAACACTCTTCAAACAACCCTTCAAACATAACACGGTTTGTTTTAGCTTTTTCAAACCGTTCCAGCATACGGCGTGCAATAGTATCCATTATAGCGTCTCGTCAAAATATCCGATGCCGCCACCTTGTCCTGTAATTAAAGAACGCTTGCCAGAGCCACCACGTTTTTTACGTCTAACTTGATCTTGCAATCTTTTTTGGCGTTCTTCTTTTTGTTTTGTTTCTTCTACAGCAATCATTTCTTGACGCATATCAGAAGCGTCAGTAGATGCCTGAGGTATCGGAGGTGCTTTAGGTTTTGAAATACCAAGCAAACCCCGAGCCAATTTTTGAAATGGTTTAAAAACAGAAGATGTACACATGCAAAAACTCCTTTATGCTCTAATAACTTGATGCATTGTTGCAATGCAACGCACAATTA